CCAGGCCCAACGCCAAGCGAAGCCCGGGCGTCAGTGGCGCTGGGGTTGGCAGCAGGTGCGGCCATGGCCTGGGAGATGCGGCGCTGCTCAGCGGCACGGGCGTCGGACTCGGCCCGGGCCCGGGTCATGGCCTCTTCTTGCGCCTGCCGGGCCTCATCGGCCTGCCGGCGCATGGCCTCCTGCTGGATCCTGGTGGCCTCCGCCTGCTGGGCGAAAGCCTGCTGCTGCGCCTGCTGCTGCGCCGCCATCATCTGCTGGTACTGCTGCTGCATCGCCTGCTGCGATGCCCGCTGGTCCGCCATCATCCGGTCGTAGGCAGCCTGCTGCTGCTGGGCCTGCTGCTGCTCCGCCTCGCGCATCCCCTGGGCGCCGGAGTTGATGTAGTCCCGCTCAGCTGCAGCGAACTCTTGCTGTGCTTTCTGCAGGCGCTGAGACGATGTGGTGGTCATCGTGATAGGCGCCTTGCCCACAAACCCCTTGCCACCCCTTAAGGCCAGCGCCTCACGGGTGACAGGCGGGGCGCCTTCCGCTTCAGCCTTCTTGGCTGCCTCTAGCTCCGCCTTGGCTGCGTCGTACCGACTGCCGGCGGCATAGGGGCTGACCGGAGCAGCCGGCATCTTGGGTTTGCACATGGCTCAGCCTTCGGCTTGCTGGTCCTGCTGCTCAAGATATATGGAGCGCAACATGCGCACCACGCTGCGGGCCCCGGCGTCCATCCAAATCTTCCGCTTGCGGTGGCTGATGTCGGGACACCTTTCGGGGAACACCTCGTCCAGTTTCTTCAGCAGGGCCTCGTCAATCGGTGGCCAGAGGGTGTCGTCATCCATTGGTCTTCATCGCAGGGTCACGGTCGGGATCCCACAGCTGGATCTCTCCAGTGTGGAAGTCGTAGTCGCCATGGCGCAGGATCCTGGCCATACGTGCATTCATCAGCGCATCCATCATGGTGCGACCTGCCTTTTGGTATGCCGCAACCACGGTGTCCCACATCTCGGGCAGGGTGGTGGCAGGACCCAGCATCTTCTCGGCAGTGACAGGGCCCACTCCCTTCAAGCCGGGGTAGTTGTCTGTCGTGTCACCTGTCAGGGCCTGCTTCATCCAGTTGCGGTTGGCCTCCAGCAGCGTGACAGTTTCCACCTGGTCGCCGGCCAGCAGTGAGCAGGGGACCGTCCGCATGTCCTTGTCGATGGACACGATGATCGGCCGGGGGTAGCTGCCGTTGGTGGCGAGCAGGCCCAGCACGTCGTCGGCCTCCAGGCCAGCGCAGATGCGGTGGTGATATTCCTCCTGCACCCACTGCCGGATGTCGCGCAGGCCCAGCGGCTTGCGCTTGCCGATGCGGTTGGCCTTGTACTCCTGGTTGACCTGGTGCCTGAAGGTGGGGTAGTCGGAGAAGCACATCACCACCTCGTCGTCGCCGGTCAGCTCACGCCAGTAGGCCAGGCGCATGGTGATGAAGTCTTTGACGTCGGCCTGCTCCAGGTGCAGCGTGTTGATCCACTCGTCCCAACGAATGTCACATTCACAGGCAGCGCAGGCGGAATGGATCAGGTGATCAGCGTCGATGAGAAGGGCCATGGTTCAGATGATGGTCTTGGTGTTGTCGTTGGGTTCAGGTGCTGGCTGCTTCTTGGCCGGCGGCTCGTAGCCCCAGTGGGCCAGGAACTCACGGGCTGCCGCCCCACTCGGCAGGTTGGCCGGCCACTTGATCGCCTTGGCTGCCTCGTTGGCAGTGCGACACAGCCGGGCAGACCTGCCGTTGGTGAACACCACAAACGCATGGCTGCCGCTGTCCTTGTAGTAGACGACGGTGATGCTGGTCTCGCGATCGGGCGTCGACCAATAGGTGGGGCGGGCGTCGGCCATCAGCTGAAGGTGATCCGCTTGAAGCCATCAGTCCGCGCCAGACCTTCGTGCTTGTTCTTCACGGCACCAGCCGGCAGGTCCACCTCCACCGTGTAGAACTCATGGCCGCAGTTGCGGCAGATGCGGTGACGGATGGTGGACTCCGACGTCTCCTGTCTGGTCTGCAGGACTCGATGCTTGTCGGTGTCACAGGATGGGCAGTTCATGGTGGGTGTCAGTTGAAGTAATGGGACAGCGGCACAACAAGGCGGCCGGTGTCGGTGTCGTACAGCAGCTTGTCCACGGTCCCTGTCTCGCCGCTGAAGCGGTTTTTCAGGACACGCAGCTGCAGTTCATTGCGGTCGCACACGTCGCCTTGCTGGTTCCGTTCTGCGCCGATCACCATGTCGGACAGCTGAGCGATGGCATGGCTGCCACGCAGCTGGGAGAGAGACGTCTGCGCTCCCTCCTCATGGCCGCGGCCTTCTGGCCGCTTCAGGTGGGACACCAGGACCAGCCCGATGCCCGTCTGCTCCACCACTTGGCGGAGCTTGGTGCAGGTGACGTCGATGGCACGACGCTCGTCGAGATCACTGAGCCCACTGATCACGATGGTGAGGTGGTCCAACACCACCAGGTCGCAGCCTTCGCCATCGGCCAGGTAGCGGATCTGTTCGATCAACCGCTCCGGGTCCATGGATCCGAAGTGGTCGTACAGGAAGCAGCGGCCGGTGCCGAACACCCGATCGAATGCAGAGCGGACGTCCTGCTCGGTGGCTGCAGCAGGGTCGAGGTGGATGGGCTTGTTCAGCTCGATCCCCACGATCCCCTGCATGGTGCGCTTGGTGGATTCCTCCAGGGCGATGTACCCCACCCGCAACCCGCTGCGCAGGAAGTGGTGGGTCCACTCTCTGCAGATGGATGACTTGCCGATACCACTGCCGGCGCACAGCGTCACCATCTCCCCCTTGCGGAACCCGCGGGTGGTGCGGTCGAGCATGGGCCAGGGGTAGTTGCAGGCAGCAGTGGCCCCCGGCTTGATCAGCTCATCCCACAGTTCGCTGGCATTGACAATGCCATCGGGCCGGGATGGCGTGGCCTTCCACAGCAGGTCGCGGAGTAGGTCGCCTTCGCCTGCCTGCAGCATTTCGTTGGCGTCCTTGCGGGGCAGATGGCAGATCGCCACCTTGCCCAGGGGCAAAACCGACAACGCATCGGCCGCGGCCTGGCGACCGGGCTCGTCGTTGTCGAAGCACAGCACGATGCGGCTGAACTGCGCCAGCCATGTGGCATTTGCGGCCAGATACTTCTTGGCCGACTGAGCGCCATTAGGAAGGGAGACCACAGGGAAGCGGTTGCCTTGGACCTGGCTCACCGACATGGCGTCGATCTCGCCTTCCGTCACCACCACGAACAGGCCGGTGCCACCGCCATGGCCCTGGCGCCAGAGGTGCTGGCCCCACAGCTGCATGTTGGAGGTGTCGCCTGTCCACGCGAACTTCTTGTCAGGGAAGCGGACGTGTTGGGCGGCGACGTCACCCCGCTGGTTGCGGTACTCGGCCACCTGCACGGGCTGGCCGCGCATGGTGGACGTGCCGTAGTTGAACAGCTTGCACGTCTCCTCTGTGACGCCCCGCTTGTTCAGGGCCTTGATGGAAACGAACTCGATCAGCGGTGTCTTGGGTGGTGCCAGTGGTGCCATGCGTGGTGGCTTGTCCCGTGGTGGTTGGTCCTGGTATCCGCAGCCGAAGCAGTGGCCATGGCCGTCGTCGTACCGGGCGAAGTTGTCCTTCGACCCGCACTCGGGACAGGGCTCATGCTTCAGGAACTTGGACGGCATCGAACCAGGTGGTGGGTATGTGGCCTTCACACCAGAGGAAGCCGTGCCTCTCGGCCCATTGCCACAAGGCCAAGGACTTGGCGGCCCTGGACAGGCGGACGTCTGCGTTCATGAAGCAGAGCCGGATGTCCAGGTGGGGGTGGGCGTCGCGGACGGCCAGCATCTTGCGACGGTCCTCAGGTGGGAAGTGCCCTTTGGTTTCGACGATCACCCCGTTAGGCAGGATGAAGTCGGGGGTGTAGATCGCCTTGATGGTGTACGGCAGGGCCTGCCCTTCGTAGTTGAATGCCAGGCCCCGCTTGCTGAGTGAGGCAGCGACTGCCGCCTCAAACTTGGAGCGGAACCTAGAAGTCCCCGTCATCAGGCCCGGTGCCGGTGGAGTCGAACGGGACCGCCTCCTCCGCATTGGGCGACCAGCCGATCTCCTCGTCGTCGAAGCCGAAGCTCTTGGCATCGCCGCCACCCTCGATCAGGCTGATCACCTGAACTGCACGCAGTCGCAAGGTAATGCCGGCACCTATCGCAGCCTGGTAGAACGGCTGCGCTTCAAACGAGATGCGGCCCACCGTGCCGGACCACATCTTGGCCAGCGCCTCACGGTCCTTGACCGGCTGACCCTTGGCGTCGAACAGGGCAGGCGCAGCAGTCCAGCGACGGCCGTCACGGTCGATGCCGCTGGCTTTCATCTTGGCCTTGACCACAAAGATGGCGGCGCCATCGATGTCTTGGAAGGACCAGGGCAGATCGGCCAGCTTGAACTTCTGCGTGGGGGCCTGGGCCTTCAGCGATTCCTTGTGCCTGACCAGCAGTTCATCCAGTGCGGTGCTGATCTGGTCGCAATCCTTGGCGTCAATCAGGCCGGCGATCTTGTAAACACCTTCGGGATTGAACTTGGTTTCGGGTTCAACCAGCTTGGGGTACTGGAACTTGCAGACGGGAGTTGTCAGCTTGATCTTCTCGATGAGATTAAAGTTGCTCATTTGAGTCTGGGAATGGTTCTCAGGTGATGAAGTAGTCGGCAAGCCGGACGTTGTTCACGTCGAGCCGGCCCAGCTTGGGAAGTGGTGGCGCCTTGCAGCGCACCTGGTCGGGGAGTTGTTGCAATAGTTCACCCGTGATCTGGGTGAGCCAGTCGTGCTGGTACATGGCAGCGAACGCATTGCGCACGGAGTCACGCAGCTGGGCCATCTCGGCGGGGGTCGTGCTGAAGCAGTCATGGATTCCTCCAAGGTTGCGGACGCCAGAGGCAAAGGCGTCAACGGTGGACAACGCCATGTGACTGGCGTCGAGTGAGTGGATGACGTTGGGGCTGAGCCCATTGCCCATCCGCTTGGGGTTCAGCCCATCGGGGATGTGGTTCGACAGCAGGTCCATCGCCACTGACGACAGGTGGTGCAGCTTGATCCGCACACCCCGGTAATCCATGTACCGCTGCCGCACCGGCAGGCCAGAGGGCGACGTCCACTGCAGCTCGACGTCGTACTCGCCGGCCAGCTTGCCCACCTGCTTGAACCAGTGCATGGCTTTCTTGGCGGGGCCAATCACCTCGGCCGTCTCACGGCAGACGATGGTGGTCATGTAGTGCATGGCGGCCATGGCCCCCTTCTTGAAGCACCACCCATCCAGGCCGTAGAGCTCGACCGTCCGGTCGAATGCCCAGCCCTGGCAGAAGCCGAAGATCGCTTGCCTGGTGGCGGAGTAGGGGGTGGTCATCACCACCGGCTTGAGCAGCGAGCGATCGGGCTGCAGCTGCAGCCAGCTGCTGGCGTGCGGGTCGCCGGTTTCTGCGTCGCTGCGCACCTGGGCCAGCACCCGGTCGAGCACCACGCTGTAGATGTCCCGCGGTTCCTCTGATGGCAGCAGGTTCACCAGCTGCGCCATGTCCTCGGAGCGGAGCAGCGCGGCGTAGTGCTGGATCCCACTGCAGGTGCAGTCGAGCACCACCGGCAGGCGGCACACGTACCCGTACCCGTGATGGCTGAACTGCTGGTATGTGCGGCAGAAGGCAAGGAACTGCCACGGGTCGTCGGCCTTGGTCCAGAACTCAGCTCTGCCCCATGGGTCACGGCCGGCCGCCTCGATCTCCAGCTGGTGCTCATGCACCCAGTCAAGCCGGGCCCGCCAGCTTGTCTTGCTGTAGCCGTAGGTGTTGGCGCCATGGATCCGCAGCCAGTCGGCCTCCTCCTCGGTGGTGATCGGCGTGCCGTTGGCGAACAGCAGCAGAGCCCTGGCCATGTCGCTGCCTTGTGGGTTCAGGAAGCTGGGCCGGTAGTAGTACCTGCCCCTGAAGTCCAGCTGCATGGGGAACCAGATGGCTGGCTCCTTGGCCATGCGACGTGCCACCCACAGCAGCTTGGCCGTGGCGATCCGCTTGTTCCTGGTCTTGTCGTTCTTGTCGTGGATCTGCCTGGCGTTGAACTTCCACTGCGTCACGTCGGGGTGGTCGTCGGCCAGGTGCTTGGGGTAGGGCGGCACTGACCATCCCTCCCTGGGCATCAGCGCCCCCACCTCCAGCCCCTTGTCCCATGCAAACTGCAGCTGCTCCAGCATCCAGCCGTTCACCTGGTAGGCGACGGACTGCTGCAGGTTGGCGGCCTTGATGAACGGCTCGTCCCCGGTAATCGCCTCCTGCACCTGCTCGGGGTTCTCCTTCATCAGCGATGAGTTGATCTGGATGGGATTGAGGTAGCCCCCTTCCATCACCCCCTGCCATGGCCGCGGCGGCACCACCATCGGCAGCACGAATGGGCACAGCGCCTTGTCCTGCTCCTCCATCTCGCGTATCCACTGGATGCAGGCTTCCGTTGCCCGCACCCTGCGCACCTTGCGGCAGGCGCTCTGCTCCATGGTCACGCTGATCAGCCCGGTGTGGTTGGCGATCAGCTGAATGAGGAACACGCCCACGCTCAGCCGCTCCTGCGGTGTCCAGATGCTGGTGTTCTGCATCCGCAGGATGTCGGCCACCTTCACCTTCAGCCGCAGCCGCTTGGCCTTGTGGTTCTTCCGTTCCCAGACGGTGGCCCGGGCCAGCATGGTCTCCATCCACAGCTTGTCGGCCACCTCGTAAGCGAAGGCGTGCAGCTTGCTGACCTGGGTGATGGAGTCGACCACCACCCGCAGGGCAGTGGCTGCAATCTTGTGTGGCGCCAGCTGCAACAGCGGCTGGAGATGCACGTACTTGGGGCCGGCGATGCCCTTGCGGATCTGGCTGCGGTGATGACGCAGGACATCGATCACCTGGTCGATGCCGGCCACCGTCAGGCTTTCGCCGTAGTGGGACAACGACTCCATCCGCAGCAGTCGGCGGCGGTTGATGAGGAGGCTGATACGATCCGCCCCCAGCTGCATCATCTCCTGCTCAAGTGCGAGCTGGTCGTCTTCCGTCCGGCAACAGGGTGGAGAAGGGGACGCGTGGAGCACGCCCGATAGGTCGGACATTTCTGTGGTGGATCAATGGCTTACGTGGTTGCGCCTGATCTGATGGGGCCCGGGTCTCATAATCCGTTGGTGCGGGGTTCGACTCCCCGGGGGCCCACCAGAATCAATGGCTTAGCGGTGCGCCATCACTGGCTCGGCAACAAATGTTGCGGACTTCGCAACAGGTTGCAGAGCGGGGACGACGGTCCCTTGCAGGACACGAATCGCATCCTTCAGTTCGCGGCTGGAGAGGTGGGCGTACTTCTCCGTCACCTGAATGGAGCTGTGCCCAAGGATCTTCTGCACCACGTACAGGCTGACGCCTGACTGCACCAGCCTGGTTGCGCAGGTGTGGCGCAGGGCATGGGGTACGAACTGGTCGTCGTCATCCAGACCCATGGCTGAGCGGGCCCGGTCCCAGTAGTAGCGCAGGGTTTCACGGGTCAGGTTGTAGAACACCAGCCCCCGGCTGGCAGCGCACCGGCCGGCGATGATCTCCCGCACCCGCTGCGTCATGGGCACCGACCTGGGCAGGTCCCCTTTGTTCTGCCAGATGCTGATGATGTTCTCGCGCAGGTCGATGTCCTTGACCTCCAGGTGCAGCAGCTCACCGACCCTCATGCCGGTGTCGACCAGGACGGTGATCGCCTCCAGCACAGCCGGCTGGTTCCACTGGATCATGAGCTGAGCCAGCAGCTGCTCCTCGTCAGGCGACAGGTACCTGATGCGGTGCGTGGGTTCAGGTAGGCGGATCATGCGTGGCCGCTTGGCCACACCACCCCGCTCCTCAGCGTCGGTGAACATGGCCGACAGGCTGGCCAGCTTCCGGTTCATGGTGCCGGCGCTGTTCCCCTTCTTGCGCAGGTGCTTGATGTACTCGTCGATGGCGTCCTTGTCGATCGAGTCCAGGTCCCGGGCCTTGCCGAAGAATGCGACTGCATCACGGGCGTTCCGTGCTGCCTTGGTCTCGTTCTTGGTGCCCTGCCACCGCACCTCCAGTGTCTTCTCGTACGCCTGCTGGATGGTCCAGCTGTTGGGTGTGGCCGCAGCCTCCCGCTTGATCACGGCACCACGCAGCTCAGCTTCCAGCTGCAGCCGGCCAATCACTGCCTCCTCGTAGCTCTTGTAGGTAGCGGTGCGCCGCTCCCCTTGGACGGTGACGTCGACCAGGTAGCTGCCGCCACGCTGGCGTATCCCGTCTCTGGTTTTCCCTTTCATGGTTTCCTCGGTGGTGGTGGGTGTGCAATAGAGAATGATTTGTCTAGTACAAATGCTTAGCAATAGGCATAAGGTGACACAGGGTTTCCCCTATATCCCAGCCTGCATCTTCTTGCAGGCTGCACGCCAGACCAGGTTGGCAAAGGCTTTGGTCGGTGCGTTCATTTCAATCTCGAACGACTCAGCCCATTGGTCAAACGCCAGTTGCTGCCGCTGTTCTGGTGTTTCTTCTGGTACATCAGGCGCCTCAGGTGCGTATGTCCAGTGGGTGCTACCTGCGTAGGCAGGTATAGACCAATAGGCTGAGTGCCATCCGAACTTAGGGTGAAACCACAGCACACGACCGTCGTCGCCTGCGTCTTTGGCGGTTGGCCTGCGTGCCACTACATCGAACACGTTTTCAGGTAGAGCCATGATGAATAGATGATGGGTCAGAGTTTGCCAAGCACATTGATATGGCTGGCATCAGGGTGTCTGTTCTTGGTGAACTTGATGGCCTCTTGTTTAGTCATCGCCTTCACCGTCGTCTTCATTGATGGTCCGTTCTTGAACTGCACGTCCACCTGCCACAGCCTGGCGGCCGGGTTGCTTGTCCGGCTCAGCCCATCACCCACCACAGGGTTATTGGTCTCGTGCCATGGCAGCACGTAGCTGTCCTTAGGCCGCGGCATCGGTGTCCCTCAGCAGGCGATCGGCCACCTCGTTGATGGCCAGGTAGCAGATGCGGGCCTGGCCCTGGTCGGGCGCCCACGTCCTGATCTCCTTGGCCAGCAGCTGGATCACGCCACGCATCCGGCTGCGACTGCGCAGTGTCGACGTGGTGTGCCTGTCATCCCAGTATTCGGCAAGGCAACGGGTGAGCAGGTCATCGGATGGGGCAGGCTTCATCTGTTCGCAGCCTGTCGGCAACGAGCTTGGCGTAGCCGGCGATGTCATCCCAGCTGTCGATGTAGTCGGGGTCTCCATTGAGGATGTGTCCAATCTTGTGGGCAATCATGTGCAGGGCTTCTTCCTGGTCGACGGCCAGGCGCTTGTCCCTGTCGAGAAGGTGAGATGTCATCACCTTCTTCAGCTGCATCGTGACCTTGGCGTGGCCATGGAAGTCACCGTATCGCTGGCCTCGCTCGGCCAGCATTGCTTTGATGTCAGTCATGCGGCGTCAGGTGGAGTGGTGGGTTTGATGAAGCGTGCTGCCTGCTGCCGGTCCCGTCGTCCCCGTTCCGTGAGGGTGTACCCCCCACCGGACGGGCGGATCAGGCCGGCGTAGTCCAGCACCTTGATCTGTTCGTTGAGTGCGTCTTGATACCAAGCCTTGTCACGGGTGAGGAATGAAGTCCGACACTCCGATGCCAATGTCCTCCGGTCCAGTGGCCTGG